GAAAGATGGATTGGCCGGCTACGTGGCGAAACTGGGTAAGAAACCAACGTGCAGCAGCTAACAGCACCGTAAGCATTCACAAGACAACAAAATTCGACGCCTTCGCCTACGTCAACCGAAACCGCCCGAGAGAAAACGATGAACGCACCCACGAATACATCGATGTTGACGCCCAGCGTGTGGCTTGAGATCCATCCGAAGCTCGGCATCGCGTTGATTGATCACCTGTTTAACCGCCTTGAAGGCTCATACCCGAATCGCTGGCGCGCGTCGTTTTCGAGCACCGAAGCGATCCAGAACTGGCGCGATACGTGGGCTGAGGCATTCGACGACGAGAAGCTTACGCCGGCTCAGGTATCGGCAGGTTTGAAGGCATGCCGCGTGAAGTTCGATTGGCCGCCGTCGCTTGCTGAATTCCTGAAGGCATGCAAGCCGCCGATCAGCATCGATTCCGCTGTCTACGAGGCGATCGAGCAGATGCGGGCACGACAGGAAAGCAAAGACGTTTGGAGCGATCCGGCGATCTTCTGGGCCGCGGTGAAGGTAGGCGAGTTCGACATCCTGAGCCAGACCTTCGCTCAGCTGAAGCCCCGTCTGGAAGCAGCGTTGAAAAAGGTTCTCGAGGGAGAAATCAAGCCGGTGCCGCCGCGAGTCCCGATGTTGGCTGCTCCGGGAAAAGCGGAATCGACCAAGGAATACGGTCATCAGCGCTTGAAAGAACTCGGCGCATCGTCGGCATTAAAGCGCGAGCCACACGGCGCAAACATCGGATGGGCCAGAAAGATCATTGCCGAGCAAGAGGCAACCGGGAAGGTGCCGCAGCACAAGCTGCGTATCGCCAAGGAAGCAATCTTCAACGTGACCGGGAAAGAAGTGTGAAGAGGAGTCCATCAGCACTCACAGCCGAGCTGCTGAAGCAGCAAGGGTATCTGGTCTGGACCGTAGAACGATGGATACCTGGCGCACGAATCCGAGTCGACCTGTTCGGAATTCTCGACCAGATCGCGATAAAGGACGGTGAAGTAATCGGTTTGCAGCCGACCAGTTGGAGCAACGTTCCTTCCCGCGTGAAGAAGATAGCCGAGTCGGAGCACATAGGGGAAGTAAGGAAGTTGGGCTGGACGCTGCATGTGTACGGGTGGAAGTGGGATACGAAGGCGAAGGAATGGCGCCATCGCATCGTGGATGTGAGCTAACGGGGGAAGGGAAATGCCAGGGAACAAGAAACCGCGCAAAGCGCGAAAGGTGATCAGCACGAAAGACGTTGTTTCGATGCTGCTTGACGGTGACGAACCGTTGAAGGGAGAGGAAAGGATTGCGGTGCTCACGTCGGTTCATGCTGCAGCTCGCTCGCTGGCTCGCGGAGATGGTCTGAAAGGCGCGTGGGATTCGATCGTATCGGCGCTGAATATCTCGCTGGTGCTGTGCGAAGGAGCGGGGAACAAGGAAATCGGATTAGAAGCGGTGTACGACGCGCAGAACGCGATGATCGCCATCGCTGAGCGCTTCCACCGTACCGACCGTCTCGTCTTCTCTGGCGACGAACTGATAGCGATGAACGGGGGAATTCATGTGTTCGAAGAACTCGTAGAAACGGTTAGCAAACGTCAGTACGTGCGCGCATCGGAAGAAATGCTGAAGCGCATCGAGAAGCGGCAGGTAGTCAAGATCCAGCGCGGCCAGAAGGCAGAGCGCTTCGAACTTCGGAGGGCAGCATGAGCAAGTCTTGGACTCTGGAGCAGGAAGAAGCGCTGCGGGAATATTGGGTCAAGAAGTGCAACCTGAAGAACTACCTGCATTTGTTTGGCGATCGGTCGTACAAGGCAATCCTGTCTCATGCCAAGAAGCGTATGAAGCTCGGGCCGCGTCCTCAGTCGGCGCGTGGCGTTCCGGCTTACGCATGGGACTGGATCAAGGCGGAACTCCAGAAATCGCCGGGAACGTCGTCTGATCTGGTCATGCGCACGGGTCTGGTGACTTCGGCGGTCTGCCGGAATCTGCGCGATGCCCGTCTGAGCGGTCAGGCTCACATCATGGAGTGGCGCAAGCGCTCGAATGGAGGCCGTCCGACTCCGGTCTACGCGATCGGGCCAGGTGAGAGCGCAGAGAAGCCGGCGCCGTTCACGATCCGCGAGAAGAACCAGCGAGTGAGACAGCGCAAGCAACTGAAGTCGAATCCGTTCTCCATCGCAATTCAGCAGGTAACAACTCCGACCGTCGTAACGCTTTCGACGCGCGGCAGATACGAAAAACGAGTCATCCAACAGGAGGCCGCATGAGACGGGTTCTGATTACTGGAAGCGATGGGATGTGTTTTGTTCTGCCGGCGCTGTATCTGGCTTACGTAATGCGGAAATCGGAAGCGGCTGTTAGATCCGCGGTCAAGTATGGAAACCGGTTCTGCGGCTATCGGATCGACTATCAGGAGGCAGCATGACCCAAGACGAAATCCTCTGGCTGGCACTCGGAATCCGCCGCCGCGACTGGACGAAACCGGTAGGGAGCCAGAAATGAGCAGAGAGCAATTCGACGCCTACTACGTCAACGTCCACGGCTGCCTCCTAGCCTCGGTCAAGGAAAACCACTGGCGCACATGGCTGGCAGCGCAGGAAGCGATTCTGAGCGCTCACGGGCCAGCGGTAGAGCTGAAGGTAATCGAAGACGCAGCGAAGACGCTGGATGACAAATGGAAGCAGCAGAAAGCGTTGCAGAGGATGGCAGAGGCCGAGCAGGAACTTGGGCTGGACTACACGGAAGCGCGGGAGATGCGCGATGAGTAACTGCACTGGATGCCAGTCGAGCGGCGCCACGCCTCACACGCCGGAATGTCTGTTCGCCCATTTCCTCGCTTATACCGGCTATCACCAGATGTCATGGGCTACGCAGCAACTGCTCAAGACAGCATATGAGCACGGTATGCGGGAGGGCGCGAAGTTGCAGGCGAAGATCCAGGCGGACGAGGTTTTGTGGGTCCGGAACCAATTGGCGAAGTCGGAGGGGCTGTGAGCGACGTGAGCCTAAGCATTGTCCCAGTTTCGCTCGAAGAAGCGAATGCGCTTGTGGAAGCGATGCATCGGCATCACAAGCCGGTCGTCGGACACAAGTTCTCGCTCGGCGTCGCGGCTGCTGACCAGATAGTCGGCGTGGCGATCGTCGGACGACCGGTAGCGCGTGGCAACGATGACGGACTCACACTTGAAGTGAATCGCTGCTGCACGGACGGAACTAAAAATGCCTGCTCGATGCTTTATGGCGCGGCTTGGCGGGCAGCGAAGGCAATGGGTTATCGGCGTCTGATCACTTATACGCTGCCAGCAGAAGGAGGAACGAGCCTTCGCGCAGCTGGATGGACGTTGCTTGGAGAGCGTGGCGGCGGAAACTGGAATACGCCAAGCCGACCGCGCATCGATACAGACGAACTTCTACGCGGGCAGAAACTGCTTTGGGAGGCAGCATGAGCGACCGCCAACTATTCAGGCTAGTGCATCCGACCGCGCGCCAGATGGCTAGCCGAGCCTGTATCCAGGCGCCAGAAGGCTACGTGGTGGAAATCAAGCCCCGCACACGCAGCCTTGACCAGAACGCCCGCATGTGGGCGATGCTCAACGAGATCGCGCAGCAAGTGGAATGGCACGGCCAGAAACTCGCGGCCGAAGACTGGAAGCACGTCTTCAGCGCGTCACTCAAGCAGCAGCGCGCAGTTCCGGGGCTGGATGGCGGGTTCGTGGTGCTCGGCCAGTCCACTAGCAAGATGAGCATTCGGGAAATGTCGGACCTGATGGAAATTGCGTCGGCATTCGGTGCAGAGCGTGGGGTGAGATTTTCCGGGAGTGAGGAATGAGCAAAAGCGAGCGGCTTTACCTTGGGCGAGTCGCCCGCTTGGGCTGCATGCTCTGTCGCGTGCTTGGCTATGACGAGACGCCGGCGGAAATCCACCATGTGCGTGAGGGTCAGGGGATGGCGCAACGAGCGGAGAATTGGCTGGTCGTGCCACTTTGCCCCGCGCACCATCGCGGAACGCATGGAATCCACGGAGATCGGGAAGATTTCAAGCGCGCCCGCGTGGACGAAATGGATTTGCTGGCAATGACGATCGGAGAATTGAATGGGTAGCCAGCATGTGGGTCGTCGAGCTCGAACCTACGACGATGTGAACCAGTTGAAGTGCTGCGCGTCGTGTCAGGAATGGAAGGCATTCGATCTGTTTGCAAAGTCATCAGGGGCAAAGCAGACGAAATTTGCGGTTTCCCTCCAGGCGTATTGCCGACAATGCGCGTCCGCCAGGTCCAAGGAGTGGGCGCAGAAGAATCCGGAAGCAAAAACACAGCACGTAAAAAATGCGTATTGGCGAGATCCGCAGAAATACCGGGACAAGAAGAATCTTGAGTCTGCGGAAAAACGTGACGCCAGAAACGCCAATCACAGAGCATGGCGAAAGGCGAATCTGGAAAAGGTTCTGTTGTGGAATCGGCTTAGGAAGATGAAATTGCGTGTTGCTGGGCCCGAGCCAAGAACGTCGGACATCGTTCGAATGGCGGAGGCGCAAGGATCGTGCTGCACATATTGCGCTGTATCGCTGACAGAGTCCGGATTTCACATTGACCACAAAACGCCGGTTTCCAGAGGCGGGACCAACGAAACGGCGAACCTCCAGCTTCTTTGCCCTACTTGCAACATGAAGAAAGGAAGCCGGACGCATGACGAGTATATGGACTGCCTCGCGGCGACGATAGAACGACTGTATGGAGGGAAAAGATAATGGGCGTATTGGAACCTAACCTAAAACCGGGGACGCAGTTGTGGAACAACATGGTCGCGGATATGACTCCTGGTCAGTATCGGGAATTCATGGAGCGTTGGTATCCATCGGGCGACACGATCGACCTTCCGGCAGACGCGGTGCGAGAAATCAAGGAAGTTCCGAAACTAGAAGCGCCGAAAGGGGAATAAAAGTGCACGACGAAATCGACGACATCCTTTACGACTGGTTCAAGTTCAGCCAGAGCTACCAGCCCGCGCTTGGCTACGGCCGCGCTGACTCTACATGCCGCGATTTCACCATTAGCCGCCAGTGGATGGAATACGACGAGCTTTCCGAGATCGTCGACCACCAGCTCCGCGAAGGAATCGCCAAGGCAGTAGAGCCGCTGATCTTCGAACTGACGCTCCGCCAGCGCATGGCTATTCAGACGGCAATGCGCAATATGGACGCCGGCCGCACGGTCTGGACGAACCCGCGCTATCCCGAGACGCAGGAAAGCGACTATGCGGAGGCTAAGGAAGTGCTAAGGCCGAAACTTTTCGCTAAAGGATTGCTGAAAACGCTTGTAAACCCGATAGAGTTCGCGTAATCTCCCGGATGTGGCACGTTAAGCACGTCCCTAGAAAGCCCAACCCCGATCCCCCGTCTGGTTGGGCTTTTTGCATTTCCGAACCCCTTCCCTGCGATCTCCTCCCGCAGGTTTCGCCCCGCCAGCCGGGGCGTCTTTACATATGCGCCCATGATCGAAACCATCACCAAAAAGCAAGTAGCGATCGTCTCGTTCGATCAGGACCTGAAGAACGCGAAGCTGCTGGACGATCTCGGCCACCCGTCAATGCGCGTGGTGACGTACCAAGTGACGTTAGACCCGGCGCGGCTGTCGCCTGAAGGCCAGTTCGTGCGCCTCGGGCAGTGGAGCGACGGGCTCGGCGCTGGCGACGAAATGACCGGCTGGATTCTGCTGGACGATTTGACAATCGAGGAAATTCTCGCAGAGCACGACGGCGAGGCTTTCAGACCATATGTAGTTGAAAGCGCCGTGCGCGCAGCTTAGGAGAATCACACTATGACCACCATCGCAAAACTGATGGGCGCCGGCGTTCCGGCTACCCAAGCACAGAACACGACCGCAGGCGTGCCCCTTACGGGCTTGACCGCTGCTGGCGTATCGAGCCAGGCGAATGCGACGCTCATCACGAGCGACTTCTCCGTGTTCGGGACTGTTCCGGCTTCGACGGCCGGCGCGCGTCTCCCGGCACAGAACGCCGCTTCCATGTCCGCGCTGGCTGGCGACATCTACGTCGTGGTGAATTCCACGGCTACGGCAATGAACGTCTATCCGCCCGTTGGTGGCAACTTCTCGGGCGTCGCAGCCAATACGGCAGTCGTTCTCCCGGCTGCAAAGGTTGGCGACTTCTACTGCATCGGCAACAACGTTTGGGCCGCGAGCATTGGTGGCTAACGTGAAAGTCTCAGCAGAAGCCCGAGACTGGGCAATCGAGCAGATCAAAGCGCACGGGGAATACACGTCGCTAGACGATCTGCTCCAACAGGCTGAGAAGCTGGCGCAGAAGTACGTGAAAGACGATGGCCGACAGTAAAGAAGGAAAGGTTACTGGCCGGAAGCCCCCTCCGAACGCCGGTAAGGGCCGCCCAAAGGGATCGCTGAACAAGTCGACAGTGGCGGTCAAGGAAGCGCTGTCAGAGGCATTCGAGGGCATTGGCGGCGTTGAAAGCCTGAAGCATTGGGCCGGGGAGAATCCCACTGCGTTCTATCAGCTTTGGGGGAAGATGCTTCCTCTCCAGGTCGCGGGCGATGAGCAAAATCCGCTCACAGTGGTTCAGAAGGTCATATTGGAGCCGCTAAGTGACGACCGTCAGGATAGCGCTTCCTCCTAAGCTAATCCCTGTCTTCAGCGGCAGGGCTGACATACGCGGGGCATACGGCGGACGGGGATCAGGTAAGACGCGATCCTTTGCCAAGATGGCAGCCGTCCGCGCTTATATGTGGGCGATGGAAGGGCGAGAGGGAATCGTCCTTTGCGCTCGGCAGTTCATGAACTCGCTGGATGACTCGTCGCTAGAGGAAGTGAAAGCGGCGATTCGGTCTGAGGCATGGCTGGAAGCGTTCTTCGATATAGGCGAGAAGTACATCAGGACGCGCAATGGCCGGGTGACGTTCAAGTTCGCCGGCTTGGATCGCAGCATTGACAGCGTGAAGTCGAAAGCGCGGATTCTCCTGTGTTGGGTAGACGAGGCTGAGCCAGTGACCAACCTGGCATGGTCAACGCTCATTCCGACGCTGCGGGAAGAGGATAGCGAGCTTTGGGTGACGTGGAACCCGAAGCGCAAGGGCAGTCCGACCGATGCGCGCTTCCGGCGCAATCCTGATCCGCTGTTCAAGATCATCGAGCTTAACTGGCGCGACAACCCGAAGTTTCCTTCTGTGCTGGAGCGAGCGCGGCAACGTGACATGCGCGACCGGCCGGAAGAGTACGACCATATTTGGGAAGGCGCCTACGGCAATATCACCGGCTCGATCCTCGGTAAGTGGGTCAGCGCCGCGGAGCGTGAAGGCCGGATTGACGACGAGATCGTTTACGACCCAGTGGGCGCGCCGATAGAGATCAGCAGCGACTTGGGATTCAGAGACACGGCGTCTTGGTGGTATTGGCAGCGTCTGCCAGGCGGATTCAACCTGCTCAAGTACGAAGGCGATTCAGGGCTGGATGCGGAAGACTGGATTCCACGCATACAGCAGAGCATCACCGATCTAGGCGCCAAGCTCGGAAAGATCTGGCTCCCGCACGATGCGCGGGCCAAGACGTTCCAAAGCAAGCACACCAGCATGGAGCGGTTTCTAGAGGCATTCGGCGGCGGCAAGGTCGAAGTCGTGCCTCAGACAAAGAAGCTGGACCAGATCAGCGCAGCTCGCGCGGTCATCACCAAATGTGCATTCAACCGCACCCAATGCGAGGCCGGCTTAGACGGTCTAGGCGCGTGGGAATACGAGTGGAATGACGACACAGGCGTGTTCTCGAAAGAACCGCTACATAACTGGGCTTCACACCCCTCCGATGCGTTTGCATAC